CGGCAGCACTAAGTAATTGCTGAACAAGTTGATCGTCAGCAGCCCTTTGAGTCAGAGCATTTTCAATGATGCTCATTTCTTTTGCTCTGTTTCTTCCGTAAACAAAAGCACCAAACGCAGCAGGAGATCTCGCATAAGCAACATATTCGTCATCAGTACCGTAGTCCACTACGTTGCTTATTTCTTTTCCGTCTGCACCTTTGCTTCTTCTGAGCAAAAGAATATCTTTAACATCTTCGTCAGTATATTCCTTCTGATCAGCTTTTCTGTTTGCATTCAATGCATCTCTTGCAGTGTCAAGAATATGCTTTGGAATTTCTCCGCCTTCATTACCCTGAAGCAGAGCAGTCAAAGGGTTGATAGAGTTTGTTACATTTGTAAAAGAGTCTCCAGCATCTTCTGAAAAGTCAATAAATTTATGTGTAGAAACATCGTGAAGCAATGCCTGTTTATATAATTCTACTCTGTCACGATATCTCTGCGTATTCAATAACCCTTCGTTCCCGGGTTTCTGAAGTTCTGCCGCCATCGCATCAGTTTCAGGATTGGCAAAAACATACTTCTTCATACCTTCGTATGTTTCAAGTTCTGCCATTCTTTTCTTAAAACCTTCGAGCTGCATCCTTCTCATCCTGGGATTGATGACCATATAAGAGGTAAGCTGAGTACCAAGCTGGTTTGCCTCGGATTCTTTGTCAAGGTCAACCATCTCAGAGAGACTTGTTTCTCCAAGGAGGGCGCTTGCTCTTCTGTTTATTTCATCGGCAGAATACCATTCGCCATTAGCATTTCTGAATTGTCTCTTTGCATTCTTCCACAGGGATGCATCGGTAATAATGTCGGCATCCATGAGGTCAACCATTTCTTCGCCATTGATACTCTTGGCCCAATAATGATAGTTGCCATTGGGATCCACATCACCGTTTGCAAGAGTTTTCTTTGCAAGGCCGGCGCGAATAAGGAAGTCGCCCATTGTCTTTCCATAAAAAGGAATAAGCTGCCCTTTGAAACCAGAGCCGCCACGAGCCTGAATCGAGTGGCGGATCAACTCGCTTGAAGCAAAGCCTGCACCGTCAGCCATCTTTCCAAGATCAACAACGGCAACTTTCTTTCCTTGCAGATTGTTTTCTATTCTTCTGGAAGGAGAATACATCTTATTGATAGCATCGAAGAACTTGCCTTTGTCATTAGCAATATATAAACCGTCTTCGCCAAGCTGACCGAATTCCTTGACACCGTCACTTGAATACATGTTGAGATAGTTGCCTTCGAGTCCGAGCTCTTTTGCACGAGCTGCGGTCTCTCTCTGGATCCTGCGCATTTCGTTTGCGTTAAGCATTCTGAGTACTGCGCCGTCTTCTCCTCTGTGAGCGGCGTGGAATTTATGAAGCACATAATCCTGGTTTGCTTTTCCGTTTGCATCCAACGGTCTGTCCAGATCCCATTCACCAGTATTCCTGTTAACCCAAATACCTTTTTCGTAGATCTGTTCAAGAACTTTTTTGTGTGCTGCATTATTCGGATCATATCCATCAAGGGAAATTGTTGACATCATGTCAAAAGCTTTTGCCCTGTCTCCTCTTTGGTCGATATGAAGCATCCTTGTAATATCGGATTCATTTGCTGTGGTTATATCTCTGGTTCTGTTTTGCCCTGTTGCACCTTTTTCTCCGATGAAAGGCATTGCTCTGCTGATCTGATACATGTCGAGCATCGGCTTCTTCTGTGTAATCACCCGAGTGCCTGCAAGTTCTTTCCTGTCAACATCCTTTTTTCTTACAAAGTTTTCATCCTTGTCTCCAAGTTTGTCAAGGAAAGCAAGACCTTCGATTGCCTGTCTTGTAGACCCGCTCTGAAAACGGGATGCAATTGTATCTCTTGTTCTTTGATTAGTCTCTTTGGGATCATAATAAATACCATTCTCAAGTTCGTAACGCCCCATACCTGCGCCGCGAACTTCAAGCTGCTTATAAGCTTCCTTGCGGAACCTGTCAAGCTGCGCGTCTGTAATGTCATCAATAAGAAGAGAGTCGCCATAGTTTCCGTATCTGCTTCTCGAGTCGGCGCTCTTCCGAATAAGCTGCGCTCTCTCAGCCGCTTTAAATAATACAGGGTTGTTGTTAAGTTCTGCGATAATAGCTTTTCTTACGTCATTGCTCAAAACTTTTTGTGCCGGTCTGTGAGTTTCTCTCTCCACATATCCACGAGCATCGTATGAGCTTTTAAAACTGTCAGGGATATAAGACCTCGGATCTTCTAGTTCACGTCTGCTGCTATCATAAGCGCTGGCGTTTCTTCCAAACATACCCTGAGTGAATTCATTCATCCTGTGATAGCCCATTGCTCTTGTAGCAGCAATGCCAAGGTAATTCCTGATAGCGGCAGCATTCTGCTTCATTGTTCCTTCAGGAGTATTGTTGCGAATAATGCTCATGATATCGTTATCTTTTATGAGCTGACTCTGCATATCCGCTACTGTGTGGATTCTACCATACCGCTCTTCGCCGGCTTTAGGACTGTTGATCTTTGTCCTGATAGTGTTTGTAATCTGCGGAAGGATCTGGTCAAGAGCAGTAGCAAGACTCTTGGACACAGACTGAGAAAACTGTTTAATGTTTTTCGCACCGAAGACCTGGTCACCAAGCTGCATATCGCTCAACACTGATAATTCTCTTGCCGAGCTGTTCAGGTTGCTGATAGCCCTCGTGCGAGTCTCTTCAGTCATATCGCCTTCAGACTTCATTAAAGAAACTATTTTATTTCCAACAGTAGATGCCAGAGTTTCTGTCGCCTGAAGCTGAGAGTTAAGCATCTCGCCGAGGACAGGCATATCTGCCATGCCTTGTCTCATGCTCGCAAAACTTTGTTCTGTTTTCTTTACGTTCTCATACATTTCGCTGAGTTTGGATTTAAGATCGTCACCCTTTAATGTAGCATCGATCTCCAAACTTATTCTCTTTGTTTCTTCACTCATGTATATCACGCTCCATATAGTATGCAGAAGCCACGACTTGCACGCAGCAACTGCCTAACGCATTCTGCATGTAAAAGGGACTGCGGCACACAAAGCCGCAGTCCCGTAAGTCATGGTTCTTTCTTTTCGAAATTGACATTTGGAAACAACTGATGCAGCTGTCCCATCTGTTCTTCTTTGTCATTACCAAGTGTAACCTTCTGGAATTTTTCTCTTGCATTATTTTCCTTGAGATATTCAATGATATTTTTAAACAGCTCATTCTGTTCCTGCTGTGCCAGCGGAGCAATATCTGTAGTAATAATATCATTGATCAGGTTTGCAAGCAGAAGTGTGCTGTTGTTTTCAGCATTGTACATCTGTACTTCAAGCTTCAGAGACTCCCCTATCTCATCCCATGTCAGACCCTCAAAGTCTTCCACTTTATCAGGAGTAAAACCTGAAGCCCTGAGAACATATCGATAGTCCGGCAGGAGATACGCCTGCTTCGTATTCTCTGTAAATTCAATGCACTTGCCGCTTGCAACATTCATAAACTCATTGTACATCATGGGGCTTCACCTGTTCTTTCAATTCCTTAATTACCTGTACGAGTTCATCTGTATCGGCTGCAATGATCATTTGCACGAGGTCCTGCCTGATAAGATCAACAGCAGCCATAATAAAAGTATCCACAGTTTCCTGTTTGAATCCTTCATCAGACATTGCTTCTTCGTAAGTGTCACGCATTGTTTCATACGCTACCATTGCATCAAGAAATTTATCAAACATAATTATCACGTTCCTTTAGTTCCCAACATTTCATTAAACATATCTTCAAGGTATGAGAAGTCATCGCCTGCTCCGGTTTCGATGTTCTTGATCATAGACTTGGCAGTAGAGTCTTTGCCAATCTTATATATCTTTGCGTTGTCGAACATCTGCATAGTACCCTTGTCAATCACAGGCTTCTTCATCAGAGGATATGCTTCAGTGATATATTTCTGAGCATCTTTAATTGCAAAGCTATTACCGTAAAGATTAGAAATGCTTTCATAATTCAACTTCTTTCCAAGTGCCTGAAGCACGTTTGCAAAGAAGTCCATGCTCATATCGTTTATCGCATTCTCATCGACTACGCCCAGATGCGCTGCGATTGCGGCGACAGCTTCGTCAATGTTTAAGCTGTCTCCATCTGAGCTTTTGCTTTTTTTTCGACTTCGTCTATATGATTAACCCGACAAAAGACTTCAAGCAATTTGTATATCTGCTCGCTATCCATATTGTCATATTCTTCTTTGATAAGTTTAGGATCATCTGTCACTGCGATAAGCCAGTCGAACAACATCTTATCGCTTGACCTTGTCTTACTTAATACACCGTCAGACAGAGAAAGGATCTCAGTAAGGGGAACCTGTCTGAGAATAAGATAAAAAGCAGCAGACTTATCTCGCTGGTACTTTACTTTTGTCGGAAAAATTTCGACTTGTTGATTTCCAATCCTGACAACGTTCTCAGGGTTTCCTACAACAGGAACCGGTCTGTCAGGAGGAGTTGGTTCCAGTTCAGCATTATGTGGTTCAGTAGGCTGCGGAACCGGCTTGATATAACTTGTTTGTTCAAGTTGTACATTCTGGGGTTCAGTATATTCTGGCAATTTCTTTCTAGGCATAATTCATCACCTTATCCGTATAGCATAAAATAAAAAAGGGGTAGTCGCATTGGTTGCAACTACCCCTTCTGTTTTATTACGCTACAACCTTTATTGGAGGCTCAAAGCCTCGTCATCAACCTTAATTCGTAATTTCTGGATTACTTATCGAAATAAGCAACCATGTAGATCTGTTCGTCAGCACGATGGGGATCCATTGCGCCAACAGTGATCTGGTTACCAGTCACGTTCTTGTAGCTGGTATTGAAGCCTGCACCCTGGGTAATACGAGCGCGATAGATGATCTCCATCACGTAACCCTTGATGTCAGCGCCACGAACAGCGTTCTCTTCGTCGCCAGAGCCATACACAGGCCAGATCATGGTCATCTGACCGATAGCCGTAGAACGGTTGTCGATACCGGCAGCGGAAACTTCCTTGTTCTCAAAATAGGTAACAAGCAGGTTGCTGATGCCTTCAGGAACTTTAATGGTCGTGGTGTACTGTGTCTCTTCATCAGCGGGTTCGGTTTCGGTTACGGTGTACGTGCCGTCGCCCACTTCATCACCGAGCGCAAGACCATCAACATCAATAGTATTCTTGATGGATTCATCGGTCTTCAGGACCACAGAACCGTTAGTAACTTCATAGTTACCGGTAGTAGGCACCTGAATGGTCTTCTTCTCGAATGTGGCACCATTAGAGAGTTCGAACAAAGAAGCGTCGAACTGCAGAGAAGTCATGCTGACTTCAAAAGTGGACTGACCAGGGAGGTAGGCTACAGGGAAAAGGGACCAACCCATAAATGTTCAACATGGTTCGCTACACCATGCCCGCACAAAAGTGCAGCTGTATGTTACCATACAGATCAGACTATATCACGATCTCTTACGAGACCACTACCATTCGCATCGCTTCGATGCACTTAGTCGTTAGGCTTTTATAATTATCGCCTATTCCTTTTCCTTTTTATTTTCCTTTACCTAAACCGTTTAATTAATTTAGCACGGTAAGTTGTCCTGTGCATCCCTTTACTACACAGGAGTTTCTCCGTTTAGGCAGTTTGTTCGATATGCGTCACCACATAAAGCGCCAGTGTTACTTAGCGTTAACTTCGTTGAACTGAACGTTAGGCGTAGCAGAGAAGTCACTCAGCTGATCGAAATGGAAAAGCTTGCCATCGGCCTTCCGCTTAAACCATACCTTAGGTACGTCAGTAATGTAACCCTGATACTTAGGCAGATAAGTACGTGCCATGCATATCATCTCTTTCTTATGTTGAATATATTTATTACAAACCTACGCCATTACTCCTACGCTGGTGTAGTATGTAATCAATAAAGTTTTATGAATGAAAGCGTCAGATTATATCTTGAATAACCAATTGTACTGGTATTCATGTCGCCTTCATTCGGATCAAAGAACCTGTATACTCCGTTGTATCGCTGCTTCGTCAAAAGCTGACGAAGCCGCAAAGCTATCATCTGTGTTCTGAACACCATACCGTCATCACAGCAGTTGTGAAGATGTTCATTCTTGACATATATGTCAAAACTTATGATGTTCGAGGAAACTGTTTCGCCAAGCGTTCCGACAGAAGTAGCCGAGTATACAATTCTTACATCCTCATCTTTGAGGACTACTGACGATGTGCCGGCTCTGACAAAATACCTGTCGATAAAGGTAATCAGCTTTGTATTCTGAGGCAGCATCATCAGTTCTTTAAGATCATCATCCTTGAAGATGATGTTTCGAATAATGTCGTTCCAGTCTGCAATCCATGCATCTGGCTGCATTGTAAGCGCCATAACATCATCCTCCAGATCTGTATCTTTTATACCGCAGATTTGTATTTCCAATAGCATAGTCTGCTATGAAATCAACCAGTGAGTCTGAACAGTTGTCAAGCAGCGAGTCATCGAATACAGCCCGTATTGAATAACTGCTGTCTTCATGAACAACAGGTTCGACAGTCAGGCTGTTAACAAGATCTTCAGGTATAGTAGAGAAGTCATATCCATGTATCTGCGTATTGTGTGCAAGCTCTTCATTGAGCGTTTCGACTTCAAGCCTGAACATGGATATATATACCTGCATTTGCTCCTGCATTATTTTCTCAACTGAGGAATCAATTGAACCTTTTAATGCATCATAAATATCGATCAACTCTCGCCACCAGCTTTCTTCTTGGCCTGAATAGTGAGTACGCCGCATTTGTTGTTGAGCTTCACACCAACATGGCTGACATCAACAACAATGTATTCATACTCTTCCCAGAAGAACTGATCATCGACTCGTATGTTTGCAGTCTGTTCATTGTACTGAACAGACAGAATTGTAAGAGCGTTCGGTACAATACCTGGTGTATGAGATATCGCAGAGAAGTCAGGCCGTCCATCATAACGATAAGCGTTACAGGGAATGCTTTCTGCTATCGTCTTGTTACGGTCCTCGTCTTTAATGCGGTATCCATCATCGTCATATATTTCATTTGTGAAACGTGTGAACTTTAAAGTCGTATTGCATCTCAATGCTCGAGACATCTTATTGTTTGGCTGAGGCGGTATATCCCAGTCAAGCAAGTATATCTCACCTGCCGGATCTTTTATGAGATCTCCCTTCTGAATATCTGATTTGACAGACGTTCTGAAGTTGAGATTGTTGTCTGTGTTTGCGTACCGACTCTTCGTAGCATCTGGATATATCTCACCGCGTATGCTTTCAGTTGTCTCCTGATCATACCAATTATGATATACCTGAAACTCCATAACTGCACCGGGGATGTCCAATGCAAGAAAGTTATCAAAGTCTCCTACAAGAGTAGGCGGTACATAAAACCTTGTCTGTGACTCTGTTGTGCTATAGTTATAGCCCATCGGAACCACCTCTTATTCGCCCAGAATCTGAGCCAGGTATTCACTGCCGGTCAGTGAGTTAACATTCTTACCCTGATAATACAGAGTACTCGGCAGTCTTTCTATATTATTTGCACAGTCAAGCAGTTGACCCCTGATCTTCTGGAAAGCCCTGACGGCTTCCTCGGACCATTCTTCCTTGGGCTTGTTATCCTGCAAGTCCTGAAAAGCATCTTCCACAAGTCTGAGCACTCGCTTCAAAGAATATCCTGTATCCAGACAATATTCCGAAAAAGGATACCGTCTGGTTTCCATTGCGCCTGTGTCCCTGTTTCTGTATGACACAGCAACGTTGTAATCTCGTATCATATCATCACCCTGTCCTGACTTTACTGTCTTGGATACATCTTCCAGTAAAGTATACGCCGTTCCTTTTCTAGACGCGTGAGAGTACCATCAATATTCTGGTAAGGTTTGTCGGCATTGGTAACAGTTATTGCATCGGTTGTATAACCTACGATATCGTTTACGCTTTTCGCAACCCTATTCATGAAACTTATTTGTGCCAGGATCATTATGTATTCTATCTCATCCTGTAGAAGATCCGCATCAAACATGTACTCTCCCGTCTCTTCATCTGTGTAGTATTTAATTTTATTATAAACGGAGGCTTTGTTGTTATCGATGTACAGCCTTCCTATGCCGTGTTCTATCATTCTGATATAAACATCGTCACCAAGTGCGGTAGGTGTTCTCTGCCACTCCGTTTCGGACTTGAGCCTTTCAGCTAATTTCGTAACCGAGATAGCCATCAGCGTCGCCTCCAGTTTTATTCAAAGTCATTCTTCTTCGTCTGCAAGGAAGTCCTTATCGGGCATCTTTTCCTTCAGCACTGTAATCTTACTCTTAGGCAGATCCATCTTAATTGCTATACGATAGATAGCATCCAGAGCCGCAGCGTCATCAATGTCAGCAAGCCATGCCTTGATCTTCTGAGCACTCTGCTTCAGCCTGGTTTCAATCTCTGCATCGTCATAGTAGGGATTGTCATCAGTGTTAATGTAGCAATCAAGCTCTTCAATAGAAAGCTCGTTGCCCTTTGCGTCAATCGGCACAAGCATCCTCTTGGAGAAATACTTGGTATGAGCGCAAATACTTTCAATATACATGATTTCATCCAGTGTCAAAAACTGGTGACCACCGGCTTTGAACCGTACTCGGTTGCCAGTGGAAAGAAGCACACCAATATCATGATGCGTCTTATTCTTTACCTGATAACGTGTATTTTCCATATCCTTATTCTTCCTTTCGAAACCTTAACAAAAGGCAGAGGCCGCGAGATAAAGAGCGGCCTCTGCCAAACACGTTAGTTGATGTTGTAAGCAGAAATGGTGGGCAGCTTGTTGGTAACGAAAGCAGCACCGAACCACTGGTCGAGTCGGACTTCGTACACGAGATCGTTGATATCCTGTGATTCGAAAGCCTGAACCGAACCTTCAGTCACGACCTTCAGATTACGGAGATCTTTGGACAGATTGGTGTTCATGATATACAGCCAATCAGGATTCAGGAACGGAGTGGTTTTGCCGACTTCGTAAGCGTTAGGCATAGCGATAACGTCGCAGCCCTTATAACGACCAAGGAAGCCCTGATTCATATAGGTATTGATCTGGTCATCAGAATACTGGACAGTTCCAACACCGTTAGCACCAACCATACCCTGAACACCAATCAGCTGAGACACGGCAGCGATATCGCCAACGATAGCCACCGGGCCGAGACGCTTCAGATACATGATCTGATTGTCGAGAACAGCAGTATCAATACCATTGCCGGAGCCGAAGAAAGGAGTGGAGAAATTCTGCACAGCCTTATGCAGGACATCCTCAATATAGCCGGTCTTAACGAGCGTCATCTGCTCATTGGCCTGACGAATCAGGTCAGGCATATTAATGCGACCGCAGCGCAGCTCCATGATGTTGATAGCCGGACGAGCAGACACTTCAAGCGTCTCGACGAAGATCTGACGGCTGCCGACTTCGCTACGCGGTGTGGTAGCACCCTTAGCCTGGATCACGGCCTTAATGCCGCCAGTGGGCATATTAAAAGCAACCTTTTCATTATAGTTGCAGGTACGGGAGTCTGCGATGGTATCGATGAAATCAAGAGCACCCATCTGCAGATCATTAACAGTATAAGCAACGGTCTGAGCAATCTCAGTCATACCGTGTTTGCCTTCCATAGAAAGCTTCTGGCAAATTTCATTTGCCTGCTTTGCATCGGCGGAGTCTACGCGCTTGCCGCGAACCTGGTCGGCAAGTACCTTAATAATTTTCGCATCTGCGTTAATATGTAATTCAGACATATTCATTCACCTCATTCAATTATCAAGCAGCCATCTTGCCGGCATTGGGATGCACGTCAGCACCTGCTTCGACAGCAGCGTCGAAATAAGCTGCAGAAACAACGATGGTTTCGCCGACCTGAAGAGGATGAGCTTCTACGAGTGCGCCCGGAGCAGCGCCATACTTCGTAGTGTCGAAAGCTTCACTGTCGTTATAGTCATGCTGGGACTTGATAAAGTACACAGGACCTTCAACAGCCTTCACGACGAGATCATAAGCAGGAATGCCATCATAAATTTCAGTCACTTCACGGACAGTAAAAAGGTCCGTAGCAACAGTCTTGAGAGTCAGTTTGATGTTACCTTCAGCGTCTACGCCATTCGGGTAGGCGATCATACCATCGGTCATAATGGATTCGGTGTCGTTAATAGCACGACCATCCCATACAGTATTGAGACCAATTTTCAGGTAACCACACTTTGCCACTGTATCAAACATGGTTCGTCACCTTCTTGATTTATTTAAATGCAAAAACCAATTACCACACCGTAATGGTTTGTCGGATCATTGCCGCTGATTGCACCATTCGTAAGCACGATGTAGAAATTGTTTTTACTGTTTGCTGTACGCAGCCAGTATGGACGTGAAGCCACACCGGTATCTGTATTCACTTTTACACGGGACGCATCTTTCTTAAAGTAATCGGCATATGTCGGTCCCTGAGTTTCATAGCCGTCACCATACATCTCTCTTGCACTGGGGATCCACACCCTGAGAGATGTCTTTTGCTCAACACGATCTTTGTCGTTCCCGTCAACAAAAGCCATATGGTATTTGTCAACGTCCTTTATAGAATTACGGATCTTCTCAGGAAGCATAGCTTCCAGGGCTGAAACAGTATACGCAAGTTCAGATGCCTCATAGCCGCCCATCGCTCCATATCCATCCTGCCCATTAGAATAAGCCGGGTTCATTCGTTCCCAGTTCTTCAGCATAACGTCAGCTATCCATGTGGTCTTTGCATAACCAGAACCATCAGAAAGAATGTCTGCATTCTTCTTGACAAGCCGCATGGTAATAAAGCCTTCGTCTTCGAGATTGAATGTAAGCGTGTCGCCTATTTCGTAATTGTCATCATTGCCATCATCTATGTTGTCAATAACTTCACTCGTGTTGGACTCAGTTTTGAAAACATGATTGTTAATGTCTGCAACTGTAAACACTGTCCCAACCAGAGGAGCTCCTTCAGAATTGTTGACATAAGGACCTACAACGAATTTCTCTCCGACAGTAAGCGGATGTGCGCGAACAAAGTCATTGACTTCTATATCGTCTATTGCGTACTCGAGATCATCGTTATAGTCCCACTGGTTCCGAACAAACATCAGCTTCGAGTCAAGCTTCACCACTTCAATAAGAAGAGCCGGAAGTCCGTCAAATACTTTGATTTCATCCACGACAAGAAACTTACTCGTAGTGTCTTCAGACATTTTTACAACGGCATACTTGCCGTCAATGCCAACCTGTTCAACAAGTGTAGCCTGTCCTATGTCTTCGTAACGGATCTGACTGCCATACCATACGTTGTTGTTGAGCAATGTCATATAGCCATAGCTGGACATTGTCTTTCACCTCAATCCACGGGGTCTAACAGCCCATAGTGAGACGGGGTTTCTTCTGACGCCAGAAGCGTGTACTTCTGCGGAGAAGCAATATCATCGATAAAAGGATTAAGCAGGTCGTATTCAGTATGCGCCGCTTCAGCAATGGTATGCTTCTCTTCGGGCTTCTGAATCTCTGCAAGCTGTTCTTTTATGGCTTTGATTTCAGCCAGCATATTTGTGACAGCTTCTTTTAATTCGCTGTAGACAGTGGTTGTATCAACAACCTCATGATAAGTTTCTTCGCCGGTTTCGGAGTCATAAGACCGTTCTTGATCCACTTCAGTATGAGTAGTCGTAGTGTACACTTCGGCATTCTCAACTCCGGTGGAAGCAGTTTCTTTCTTTTCTTCCTCTTCGTCTTCCTTATCTTTGCAAGATCCCTCTTTGTCTTCAGTCTCCGCTTTAGCTTCAGTCGCTTCGTTGACTTCAGTAGCTTCTTTGACCTCAGTCGCTGCATTGACTTCCTCAGCAGGTTTCTCTTCATCAGCAGTCACTTCCGTTTCTGCTTTGACTTCAGTTTCTGCTTCAGCATTGACTTTGGTTTCTTCCTCTGCAGTCTCAACCACTTTTTCTTCTTCAGCATTTACCTGAACTTCTTCATTAGTCATATTCTCATCTCCTTGGTTTAAACATTCGGCAACCAGCTGCATTGCTACAGCTTCTTCACAGGCCGGAAATGTTACAACGGCAGCGCCTTCAAGATAGTTGTTTTCGCTGACGTCAATTAACATAGTCCCGTCTTCCTCTTCGGTGTATTCGCCGGCAAGAAGTTCGAAACTAAACTTAAGATCACCGGAAGCAAAAAGTCCGCCGACAGCTTCACATACAGCTCTGTATCTCTTCATGATCTTCGCTGTGATGACAAGCGCTGCGCCGTCTTCTGTTTCCTGTTTTTCAAAGTCAATCATTGAGCCAATGATCTGACTTTTGAATTCGTCTTTCTTCTCGTCATACATATGGCCTATGACTTTGCCGTTGATTAATCCTTTAACGTCTGCACATAAAGGAATACCAAGGTACTTCTCTTTATTCTCAACGATCTCGTCCATGAACGCTTCTGTTACACGGACTCCGTTCAGGTTTGTCTTTAAATTGAAAAGCACACCCTTCACGTAGAGGCAGGCATTAGACTTTTTAAGTTCGGAGATGATGACATTAGCAACAATTCGTTTTTGCATTATGCATTTCTCCTTGTGTATATTGATTCATACCGGTAGGAGTCAGTATGTTTTCAATTAAAATAAAGCCACCGCCCTGGAGGAGGAGGGGCGGTGGCGTAATCCGATATTGCTGGCAGTTTCAGTCCAGCGATTCCGCTATGGATGTCAGTAACTTGATAACGCGGTACGTTCCCGCTTGTTCCATGTGCGCGGCCCTTATTGTCTTGGCATCTCTTTCTCGATCACATATCGGATGTCGATCACGTTTTAAGTGTGAGATCTTCACTATAGGCATCAAACCTGTTCTTTAACGTCTGTCAGGTCGAAAGACGTATCATTCCGTATCGACAGGTTCTCCATTTTTCGCATCTTTTGTCTGTTTGCTTGTGGTCGAATTATCTGGATCGGAGTTTCTTTCTTCGTCTGTCTTTGATGGTCTGCCAGTTTCTGTCGGAACATCAATAGTAGGAACGTTGATATGACTTATCATTGTCTCATCTGTTCCATCCGAAGCTTCGAGTTCTCTCTGCTTCTTTTCTTTTGCGAGACTGTACCCTTGCATTTCGAGATAAGTCTTGGAAGAAACAAGACCATTTTGCCAGAGTTTCTCACATGCTTCCCTGAGTTCTTTCATACCGCTCATGCTGAGTGGCTTGAAGTGGAATACAGGAACGTCTTTTAAATTATTCGTGTGAATGAGTTTAATATCTTCAATAAGTCGGATGTTCACTTTATACATGAAGTCTTCAAACTCCCGCCGTGCTGCTTCAATTCGTGAAGCGGCGGACTGCACTGAAACCTGTGCGCTGGCGAAGGTTGAACCTTCTTCACCCGAACCCGAAACAATAATGCCTGCTACGCCGCCTGCAGAAAGAATGTCTGCGTTGACCTGCTCGTAGAGAGGCCACTGATAAAGGTCACTCATGTCAGCCTGTGTTACCTTGGACTGACAAAGATAAGGAACTACAACAAGCGGATAACCGCTCATGCCATTCTTATAGTTGTTCTTTATCTCATTGATCTGGGTTTTATCAGGAAGCATTTCATACTGCATCTTGTCATCGCCGTAGCGAACCTCAACAAAGGAACGTGCGCCGATGTTCAACTGCGCGGCTTCATACTTCTGTATGAGTTCTTTCTTTGCAAGCGCCGGCAGAGCGCTTGCAATCCACGGAACAGCATATCTCATCCATCCTTCTTTGGATCCCTGAAATACATAAGTGTTATCCGGGTTAAGGGTTGCATACTGCTTGCGTTCTTTGAGTGCTTTTGCGACTTCAGGAGGATAGCCCCTGAGTACCTGTTCAAGTACGTTGTCGTCTATTCTTCCGTCTTTCCGAACAGAATAAATTTTTTGCTGGAATTCTGTAGCAATGCTTTCGACGTTGTAGTCAACAAGAGGTGTACCATTCCACGCAATGTTGCCTATCCTGCATTTATGCGGAGCAAGGGTTATGATATTGCCGTTCCATATATAACAGAACACATTATTGTATTTGTAGTACTGCGTAAAGATATCATTAATGCTTTCACGCAGTCTCATCTTTGCATACTGCTCTTCGAAGAT